TGTTTTAAATAATAATTTAAGTGAGCTTAGAAAGAAAAAAATTGTAGTTGATAATAAGATACCTGTAGGTTACCAAGTTTATATGGAAGATAATCAATACAATCTAACTTTTAATTTTAAAGCTAAAGATGGAAAAGGAAAGGCTAATAATGCACAAAACGGATTGCCTAGAGGATCTTCTACAGACTCATCAGAAGTTATTGAAGGTAATGAGGTTATGGAGCCAAAACAATCCTAACTATGAATATGATTTTATTATCACTATTGGTAGAGAGAGGCATACTATAGAATTAAAAGGAAGTGATTATACAAAAAAAGATACAGGAGATTATTAAGGAAATGGCACTAGAGTATGGCGTGTCAGAAGAAGAGATGAGAAAAATAGTGTTTAGTCCATATGAAATGTTATGTGATACTGTAAAAGAAGCAACTAAGAATGATGAAGAAACCTTTAAGAATGTAAGGATTATTAATTTAGGATTATTTGCAGTAAAGAAAGGAAGGCTTAATTATTTTAAAAGTAAAGAGGAATGAAATTACTTAATATAAACGGAGATAATATTGAGATAACACCTGAAGGACTTCAAATAAAAGAATTTAAAGTTCTTTGGAGTAGGGATAAAAAGAAGAGTAAAGAAACAGCGCTTTCGGAATTGGCTTTTGTTTATTACTTCACAGATTGGCAGTCTCCCTATAGGCTTTACATTGATGAAAAAGAAAAAGAAGAAAAGATTTTATTAGATTTATTTGAAGGAAAGAAATGGGAAAAAGATGTTTCAGTTATAGAAGCTTGCAAAAAATACGAAGAGCTAACTACAACAGATTCAATATTATTGTTAAAAGATGCAAAAGGTGCAATTTCAAAACTAAGAAAATACTTCAGGGATGTAGACCTTTCGGAGAGAGACGAAAAATCAGGAAAGCCAATATACAGTGCAAAAGATCTTATTATGAATATAAAACAAGTTGGACAAGTAGTAAGAGGAATGAAAGAATTAGAAGACGAAATAGCAAAAGAGCAGATGTACGAATTAAAAATAAAAGGGGGAGGACAAGCGGGAGCTTTCGAGGACCCAGAATAGAAATGTCAAAATATTATTTAGTTTTAGAATATAAGGAAGGAATACCATGTTATTCAGAAACTGAAATAGTAGCAGCATCTTTAGCTGAAGTGTTATTTATAATTGCTATAAACAAATTAGAATTTATTGAAATTCATAAAGGAATATTAATTTGAAAGATTTAAAATTATATGATCAAGATAGAACTTTTGGAAGAATAGATACTTTCAGAGAATCTGCCCTTCATTTTAAAGAGTTTAAAAAGTATACTAACCATACGCCTAATAGTCATCCTAATTCTCAGTACATGAAGTTTTGGATGGAAGAAGCGAGAAGATGTAAAGAAGGTTATCATACTGGATGGGATTATATTCCAGGATATTTTTATTGGTATTTAAATTATTCACCAATATTTATTGTAGAGTCAGAGTCAGATATCCTAGATGGAAATAGAGTTCGAGGTAAACGATTTAAAGACTTTCCTAAATTTTGGGATAGTGATTATTATTATTATCAGTATTTACAAGAGGCTGAAGATTCAGGAAAACATGCTTCTGTCCTTAAAACTAGAGGACGGGGATATTCTTTTAAGGGTGGGAGCATGTTGACCAGAAACTATTTTTTAATTCCTGGATCTAAATCTTATGCTATGGCGGGAGAAAAAGAATACTTGATTAATGATGGACTTCTAACTAAAGCTTGGGATATAATGGATTTTGTAGATACAAATACTCCATGGGCCAAAAGAAGACAATTTAAAAATACATTAATGCATAAAAAAGCATCTTATGAAAAAACTGCGCAGGGGGTTAAGATTGAGATGGGATATAAATCAGAAATTATTGGAGTATCACTTAAGGACAACCCAGACAAAGCCAGGGGGAAAAGGGGGAAGTTAATCTTGTGGGAAGAATCAGGTTCTTTCCCCCACTTATTGAAAGCTTGGCAAATTGCAAGGCCATCTATGGAACAAGGTAAAGTAACCTTTGGTATGATGATCGCTTTCGGAACAGGAGGAGAAGAAGACGCTTCTTTCGAAGCTTTGGAAGAATTATTTTATTATCCTAAAGCATATAATATATTAGATGCGCCTAATATTTGGGATAAGGGAAGAGAGGGAACTACTTGTGGATTTTTTATACCTGTAACGGCAAATTATGAAGGATGTTACGATAATAATGGAAATTCTGACCACGAAAGAGCAAAAGAATGGGAATTACAGGAAAGAAAAATAATAAAAGAACAGAGTAGTAATACTGCGGCTTATACGCAATATGTTGCAGAGAATCCTTTTAATCCACAAGAGGCTGTAATGAGATCCACGGGAACTATATTCCCAACACAAGATTTAAGAAACCATTTAGGAGAATTAGAATCTAATAAAAGCAAATTAATAGACTCTGCTTGGGTAGGGAAGCTGGGCATAGACTCCGACACTGGAGTTATTGATTGGAAAATAGATGCAACAGTAAATGCAATTACTACCTTTCCATTAAGAGATAATAAACAAGTAGAAGGAGCAATTGTTATTTATGAAATGCCATATAGAGATGCAGATGGGCAAATCCCATACGGATCCATACGATCATGATGAGTCAGGAACCGATTCACTAGGCTCTACATTTATAATGAATGTACTTAATGAAAGAATTGTAGCAGAGTATACAGGAAGACCTAAAACAGCTGAACAATATTATGAAAATGTAAGAAGATTACTTAAATATTATAGGGCTGTTTGTAATTATGAGAATAACCTAAAAGGAATGTTTACTTATTTTAAAAATATGAACGACATCCATTTATTATCAGATACTCCAGAAGTATTGGTAGATAAGGAAGTTATGAGTGCTAGTATGACTAACAGAAAAAAAGGAACTCCAGGAACATTACAAATAAATAAATGGGGAAGAGAATTAATCAAGGGTTGGTTAATATCTCCAACACCGTCAGACCCTAATTTATTAAACTTACACAAGATAAGGTCAATTGCTTTAGTAAAAGAGTTGATGTATTGGAATAAAGATGGTAACTTTGATAGAGTTTCTGCGCTAGGTATGCTCATGATTCTAAAGCAAGAAAGAATTAAGATAATAGTTGACAAAGAAAAGAAAGTAAAAACATTATCGGAAGATAAATTTTGGGATCGCCCCTTTAAAAATAGCTATAAAGGACATATGTTAAACCGCAAAATGTTCTAAAAATTTAATATTATTGTATATGGCAACAAATAATCTAACCTTTTTTCCCGCACAAAAAAAATCTACTTCTCAAAAGAATAAAAAGTGGATGCAGGACTGTGTAGACGCAGCTGACGAGTTTACAAATATAAGGGACCACAGAATCAGGCAATCTCAGTATAATAAAAAAGTTAATTATGACTTATATAATGATATACTCGACCAGCGGGATATCGAAAGGATTACAAATCCATATAACATAAGAAATGCCAGCTTTCCTGCAAAAATGCAAAACTATCCTATAGTAAATCCTAAAATAGACTTATTAGTAGGTGAAGAATTTAAAAGGAGGTTTGATTGGCGAGTACGGTCAGTTAATAGTGATGCAATAAGTAAAAAATCTGCAGAAAAGAGAGATAAAATAATGCAGACTCTTATTAATAACTTGCAAAATGATCAGGTAAATGACGAAGCAGTACAGAAAGAATTAAAAGAATTAAATAAATATTTTAGTTACGAATATCAAGACCTAAAAGAAGAAAATGCTACAAGAATTTTAACTTATCTGTATAAAGAACAAGATTTACAGTTAAAATTTAATGCAGGCTTTATGGATGCGCTATTAGCAGCGGAAGAAATCTATTGTGCAGATATCGTATCAGGAGAACCTATATTACGTAGGTGTAATCCTTTAAATATTTTCAATATAAGGAGTGGAGATAGTCATCATATAGAAGATTCTGATTTAATTATCGAGTATTCTTATGATCCTATTGGAGAAGTAATAGATAATTACTATAATGAATTAACTCCAAAACAAATAACAGATATAGAAGAAGGATATGCCATTAATAGCACAGGAGGCATTATGAATAATGAAGGATTTAACCCTGTATTTGATGTAGCTGACTTTGTTAGAGAACAAAACGGACAAATATTAGAAGTAAATTCTAAAGGAGCTCGATTCTTTGGGGGAGCTTATGATCCTGAAGGAAATATTAAAGTAACCAGGGTTGTTTGGCGATCAAGACGTAAAGTAGGAGAATTAAAATATTATGACCAAGATGGAGACCCACAAACAAAGCTAGTTGATGAAAAGCACAAGGCTGATAAGTCTAAAGGAGAAGAAATAGAGTGGATATGGATTAATGAATGGTGGGAAGGTACTAAAATCGGAGATAGTATATATGTAAAAATGGGACCTAGGCCTATTCAGTTTAGAAACATGACAAATCTGTCCAAATGTGGACCAGGCTATGTAGGAACTTTCTATGCCACTAATGATTCTAAAGCAAAATCATTAATGGATAGGATGAAACCTTATCAATATCTGTACAATACATTTATGTATAGAACAGAATTAGCATTTGCTAAATCTAAAGGTAAAATTGCAGAATTAGATTTATCTAAAGTGCCAGATGATTGGGATTTAGATAAGTGGATGTATTATGCAGAAGTAATGGGATGGGCACCGATTGATAACTTCAAAGAAGGGAAAAAAGGAGCAGCCACAGGTAAAATTGCAGGTAATTTTAATACCACAGGAAGAGTTCTCGATTTAGAAATGGGAGGATATATCCAACAACACATTATGATGCTACAATATCTTGAAACTCAAGTAGGGGAAATAGCGGGCGTATCCAGACAAAGACAAGGTCAGGTAGAAAATAGAGAATTAGTTGGGAATGTAGAAAGAGCAGTAACACAATCTGCGCATATTACAGAAAGATGGTTTTCTATTCACGATAATGTAAAACTAAGAGCACTTACTATGCTTCTTGATACCGCAAAGCATGCTTGGAGAAAAGAGAAAAAAGTTTTACAATATATAACAGACGATTTAAGCACTGTAATGTTTGAAGTTGATGGTGAAGAATTTGCCTCAGATCAGTATGGATTATTTGTATCAAATACAAGAGGAGATCACGAATTATTATCATCACTTAAACAACTTGCTCACGCAGGAATACAAAACGATAAAATTTCTTTCAGCCAATTAATGGATATTTATACTTCAGATTCTATCTCAAGCATAAGAAGAAAAATTGAGTCTGCAGAACTTGAAAAAGAACAACAAAGACAAAAAGAACAACAACAAGCTCAAGAAATGCAGCAACAACAACAACAAGCGCAGCAACAAGCACAACAACAACAGATTGAAGCTGCGACTCAGGATAGAGAAGACAAACAGGCGCATGAAATAGAAAAAACAATTCTTGATAATGATACTAAAATAGAAGTTGCTTTGATTAATGCAGAAAGCAAAGCTATGGACCGTGATGCTAATAACAATGGTATTCGAGATGACATAGATATGCAGAAATTACAACAACAGGCTCAAAAACTAAATCAAGATTACGAATTGAAGCAAAGAGAGCAAGGTATAAAAGAAAAGCAACTAGGTATTCAAGAAAAGAAAGCGGCTGATGATACTGAAATTAAAAGAGAAACATTAAATAGAAAACCTATAGGTAAATAAAATGACTCCTTCTGAAAAACTCGAAATATTTCGTGATCTTAAAGCTAAAGGTTACAAAGGGTCTCGTACTTCTTTCTTAAGAAAATTACAAAAAGGAGGACCGATAGGGCCCGCAGAATCAGCTGGACCTGTAGCTCAAGAAAAATCATTTGAAGAAAGCGCTACATATGTACCCATAGATGGTAGTAGAGAATCTTATACAGATGCGGATGGTTCTGAAAGAAGTGAATATAAAATAGGAGTAAATGTTGGAGGTAAAGAATGGGTTATTCCAACCGTATGGGACGGAGAGCAACACACTGCAGATCAGGCTTATGAAAGATTTTTAAAAACAGGTTTACATATGGGCGGCCCTTATGACACTATCGAAGAGGGAGAAAGATCTGCACAGATAAGAACCAATATATATAATGAACATCCTGCTTATAGAAAATACGCTAACGGAGGTTTAATAAAAACAAAAGCACCTCAACGTGTGGTAGGAAAAGCTTACCAAGACAGAAAACACCACACTGGATTCATGCCAGGAGATGTACCAAAGTTCAAAGATGGTGGTTTAATAGATCCTCCAAATAAAAAGAAAGATTTTTATAATCGTCCTGAGTTTGCTGAATATAATGCAGTAATAAAAAAAATACAAGAAGAAGCATATAACTTAGCACTACAAGAAGTAAATGATCCTTTTTATAATTATGATTTTGATGTTTTTAATAGAAATAAATATACACAACAAGATGAGTTAGAAAACTTATATTTAGAAAAAGTTAAAAAGTCTATACAAAATGATCCTCGAATTACTGAGATGTTTCAAAATGCATACACAACGGCTGTGCAAGATGTTATGCAGAATGCTAATTCATTATCAGAACAAAATGCTAAAAAATTAGTACAAAGTAAATCTAAAGATAATCTTCAAAAATGGGAAAACTATGTCGATGCTAGTAAAGTAAATGACCGTATACTTCCTCCTGATGTAGATTTTGGATTACAAGAAAAAGTTACAACAAATGCTTTAGACGCAAATCAATATAAAAATATAGAAGGAGCAGGAAGTCAAGATTTTAGTAACGTAGCTGAAAAAATTAATAAAGCTACATCTATAGGAACCGAGGATTATTGGAATTATTTAAACGAAAATTTGCCAGATAATGTAGTAAATAATTTACGACAAGATGCTGAAAATCAACAGCAAGAATTAGCCCAAAAATATATGGGTAATTATGTAGACAAAGCAGTTACTCAAAATCAAAAATTCATTCAAAATAGAGCAAAGCCAGACGATGCTACCTTAAGAAAAATGGGATGGGACGCTTTAGTAAATCCTTTTGATTATGCTGGAATTGGAGTAGATCCTAGTTTAAGAAATGCAAGTAATCAACAAATATTTGAGGCGGGACAAGCTGGCCAACGTGCCTTTAATCCTTGGAATTTAATACCATTTGCAGGAACATCTTCTACAAGTGTAATTCCAAAACTAGCATCCATAGCGCCTGAAATTGACATGTGGACCCATATACTTCCATCAGGAGTAAATGCTGGTGCGCACTTATTAACAGGATTATCAGATGACGCCGAATCTTTAAGAGGGGCAATGGGTATAGAAAAACCTACAGGAATGGATTACCTTAACCTTGGATTCACAGCATTAGGAGCAAAAGGAGTTTTTGGAAAAGGAAGTAGAGCACTGAAACAATATCAAAAAGTAAAAAGTGGAGAAGATTTAACATATGATTTAAGTAGTAAAATTTCTAAGCCTAGTCAATATGTAGATCCTAGCTGGCAGTCTAGATGGTCAGACAGAATTAAGGGGATTACTCCTAAAAAAGAATATGGAGTAGAAAAGGATATGTTTGAAAAGTGGGCAGAACAAAATCCTAATGCTACTACAGCAGATAAGACATTAAAATGGCAAGAATTAGTTTCAGAACCTACCTTCTTAGGAAATTTATTACCTGGACTTAAAAATAATGCTGCTAAATTTAATATAGGAGAGGGAAGCCTAACATTAGGGCCTAGATCGGGAGTTTATGATGCCAATAAAGCAACTCAAGAAATAGTAAGCAAAGGAAAAAACTTTGACATAAGAAAACAAAATGAAGGAAATCCATTCTTTACGCCAGAAGCTATGGGCCAAATCACAGGAGGCAAAAGCAATTATAAACCTATTTTCGGAGATCAGAGTAAAGAAGTATTTGAACAAGCAGCCTCCCCAACACAACAATCTATAGGGTATAAAAACTACATGGCAAATCTTACTCAAGGTTCTCCTATTAAAATAGATCCTAAAGTTGCAGAACAAGTAAAAAATAAAGAAGTTAAAACCAAAGTCCCGCTTGAAGAAGAACCATTAGTTTATGATGGTTATATGCCTAAGCCATCTTGGAATACAGGTAACCAGGAAATTGATCAATTATTACAAAATCAAATTTATGAATTTCCAGGACTAAGTGAAGAAGTAGTTGTAAATGCTACAAGGAACTTAATGCAAAAATATCCACTTACGGAGTTTCAAGAAGCGCAAAAAGCTCTAGAAAATCAACACGGATCGGGAATAGCATATGAATATTTTATTAATTCGCAATTACAAATGCAACATCCAGAAGCATATTTTGCACATCCTTATAATAAATCTTTAATAAAAGGACGGACTATTGCTATGAAAAATTTTAAAAGGGAAGAACCTTATAGAAAAATGGCATTAGCAGATGAAAAGGCATTTAACCAACAACAAGGATTACTAAATACTGAATATACTCCACAACAATTAACAGCTGCGGGATTATATAATCATGGATTTAATAAGCCAATGAATAATGTTTTAGGATCTTTATACAGTCTAAATCAAGGTCCTGCCATATTTAACCCGATGGCCCAAAAATTAACAGGAGCAATTGGAAAAACAAGCTTAGTCGAACCTCTGTCTGTAGGCAGAAGATTTAATGATTATATGTTACAACCTGGAACAGTTTACACTCCAAAAGGACAAGGAAAAGGTTTTGATATAAATTCATCACCAATGTGGACTTCAGATTTAAAAGAAGGGATGAGATTTAGAGCAGATCAACCTTTTATGTCTACAAGTAAAGGAAAAGGATTAGAAGACATAACTCCACAAACAACAGCAATGGGAGATCAAGGAAAAAGTTTATTTGGAGAAACCACAATGCAAATAGGACTTAAGCCAGGGCAAAATATACTTCATTATAATAGTCCTCAACTTAGTCCTTATAATAGATATGTATTAGAAAATGAAATTTTATTAGGAAATCAAGGATTATTTAATGTAAAAAGTGATTATGGAAAAGGAACAAAAGGTTTTGATTTAGACTTAACAATATCTCAACCTGTAAAAAAATCAAAAGCTACTACAAAAAATGAATTTAATTATGGAAATCTAAAAAGCTCATTAGTAGGGGCAGGCTCTACAGGAGCTTTTCTTTACGATTATTTAAATGATGGAGATGGAGAAGCTACCGCAGCAGGTTTATTCGGATTACTAGGAAGAGGAAAAAAAGGAAAACGTACAGCTAAGAAACCAAAAACTAATTATATTGACTCTTCTACTAAATATAATAGTAGTTTAAATAATATAGAAAATAATTTTACTAAGCCTTTATCTGATATAATAAAAGATAAACCATATTTATCTGGAGATAAAGAGTTTATGCAGAAAAGTATTGATTATAATTTAAACAAGAAAAAACTACTAGAAGAAACTAAAGATTGGGTAAAAGATAAAAGAATATATAGTGATATAAATGATAAAACTTATAGTGGACAGGGTTTAGGGATTAAACTAGTAGAACAGTACAATAAAAATAAAAGTTTAGATGATATATCTATTAGTGAAATAAAAGAAGGAATTGAGGCGGAGGTATTGAAGCCAAACTCAAATAAAGAATTAAAAAAAATATTAATTCAAGCAAACGATCTAAAAACTAGGAGTGATTTTTATAATGATAAAATAAAAAATAATGAAGATATAGAGGTGTATGAAAATTACAAAAAAGAGTTAGAATTAGAAGAAAATGAATTTAAACAAGATATAATAAATAAAAGTGTGAATCATGCAGAAAATATTTATATGCATGATGAACTCAGAAAACTAGGATATCCTGTAGATTTATATAGAGGAAATATAAATTTAAACTATAGGGCTTTAGGAACACCAGGGCGGGAGTTAGAAAAATTAACAAATTCACATACTAAACAAAAAGCTTTTGTTCGGCCAGGGGAATGGACAACAGATGCAAACGCAGAAGAACCTGTATTTGATTATAAGGCAGGACAAAAATCTATCTTTAAACATATTATAGATAATAAAATAGAAGCTCCTAAATCTGAATATCAATATTTTAATATAGGAAGTATTCCACATAATTTAAATAAAATAAAAAAATATGGAGTAAAAGGTTTTAATTATGATGGAGATAAGACTAATATAAATAGAATAAATTCTAAAACAAATACTACCGCTACTGGATTTTTTGATTATAGTGGTGCTACTGAACTTTATGATAATTTTGAATTAAAAACTGCGGATGATATAAAACAACTTAAAGAATACGGATTTACACTATCTAAATCTGATTGGATAAAAAATAATATGGCAGAGCTAAAAGCTAAAGGAAATAATCCAGATTTATTTTTAGAACTTCCTACTGAAACCTTAGACGAAATGTATCAGAAATACTCAAAAGGATCTTGGACTTCAGATTTTACTCAAAATGCATATGACGATCAAACACAAACTGCTTTTAGATTTAAAAATGATCCTTTAACTAGAAAAGATAAAAATAAGGGTAATTCCGAAAGGTCTTTAGATCTTGAATTTTATGATGATGCTAGTGGGGAATGGAAAGATTTAAATAAAAATAATCCTATAGTAAAAGATATAGAAAGGACTAATAGTAAGCAAGAAAAAAATAGAGCAAAAATAAGTAATCTATTTTCTACAAGTAATACTCAATTACCTGAAATAAAAGAACCTACTTTAAAAGACATACTATCATTTAAAGGAACAATTAATAATAAGAATGTTCAAAAAAATAAGCAAGAAATAATAGACCTAGAAAATAATCTAAAAGAATTTACTAATAATGCAATTAAGGAAACTGAGGATATTAGAGATCTTATTTCTGAAGCAGAGGCTCAAATTTATGGAGAAATAGACCCTACTTATTTACAGACAGCTAAAGAATATCCAGAGTTTACAGGATTTTTATTAAAAAATGGGTACTTAAAAAGATTTACAAAGAATCCTGAAGGAGAAAGATTCATAGGCCCAGAAGAGAATATAATAGATTTAAGAAACTTTAGTAAAAAAGAACGAAAGACTTTACTACTAGAAAATATAGAAAGTTTAAGAAATGCTTTAACAAATGATGAACTTATTAATAGATATAAAAGTGAATGGAAAAGAAGTGTTAGGGGAACACATGGAGATGCAACTATATCTATGAATGATGAACAACAAATACAAGCATTACAAGATGTTATAGGAGGAGGACAACTTGGCCCAGGCAATTACTCAAGTAATTCAGGGATGACAGATCAATTTGGACAAGTTACAGGGGAAAATAATCCAGATACAATACTATCAAGATTTGCAGGGAACAAAGGTACGTATGGAAGTATAGAAATTCATTCTCCCGAACTAGATAATTTAACAGGTATAAGTGCTCTAGGATTTATGAAACAAAAAATTCCTTATGCCAATAGTCAATTACCTAAAAATGATTATGCTAGTATTATAAAAAATATAGAAGCAGATAAATCAATTTCTTCGGGAGTAAAGAAAGGAATGGTAGAAACTCTTAAAAACTGGGAAAAAGCAAAGAAATCAATTGTAAATATTAATAGTAGTAATCAGGCTTTCAACATTGAATCATCTTCTGAAGTAAATAAATTCATACAAAACAAAGACCAAGCCGATTTTTTAAGAGCAGGATCTCCAAAAGGATTAGAGTATAATTATAACAGAGGACTAGGAAATTTTATATTAAGAAATTACTGGGATGGATACGGAATGCAAAAAGATTATACTTATGGTAGAGAAAGTGAAATAGCTAAAGCTTCTGAAAGATTAATTTTAAATAAAGATAGAATAAAATTAACTAAGATTCTAAAACCTACAAACATAGGAAGAGACTTTGATCCTACTAAACTTGGTCCTGGAACTTTTTCTAGTGTAAATAAAGATTTATTTTCTTATGCAGAAAGTTCTAGTATAAAAAACGCTATTCGTCCTATATTAAATTTAGAAGAATACGATTCTTTTTATAGAAATATATCTGATTTGAAGAACGATACACGTAATATTGAAAATGAATTATCATCAGCAAATTTTCAATCTACTGAAGAAATAAAAAGAATAAAAGATTTGTTAAATCAATATCACTATACAGAAAAAAGAGTAAAGAAAGAATTTAGAGAAGTATTATTTAAAGCAGGAGTACTTGGAATTGGTGGGGGAGGAATAGCAGCAGGGCTTATTTTTGGAGAGTCAAAAAGCGGAAAGAAGGGTAGAAGTAAAAAGAAAGAAAAAAAAATGACAGAACATGACTTTAGAAGAAAAAGCAAAAGCAAGAAAGAGTAAACTGCAAAAAAAGCTATAAAGAACTAATTTTTGGTATTAGATTGTCTAATAAAAAAGTGTAAAAATAAAAATAAAAACTTAATATTGTAATATGGATAACGGAGAAATAGATTTTTCAGGTGTCGACTTAGGTAATTCTCTAGGCGATGACATGATAGTCGTAAATGAAGCAGAAGGCAAATCATCAATAAAACAGCCTGATACTATTGACTTAGCTGATAATAAATCAACTAATGATGAAAATTTAAATAAAACAGAGAAAAAATCAGAGAAAGAGCTAGAAGATTTAATAGAAGTAATAGAAACTTCTAATGAAAATATTAAACCAAATAACCCTTCTCAACAAGACCATGGTGATTCTCCGTCAACTTCTAGTTTAGTAACTCTGGCTAAGGCCTTAGTTGAGGAGGGAGTTATTACAGAACTTCCTGAAGAATTTGGCGGTAAGGTAGATGATTTATTCAGTCTTATAAATTCTGAAATAGATAATAAAACTACTAAATGGGTAAAAAGCCTACCTAAGCCAATTATTGACTTAATAGAAAATTATCAAGAAGGAGTTCCTTTAGATAGAATAATTCAGACAAAGTCAAAGCAAATTGAGTATGGAGGAATTACGGATGAGGTTTTATCTGAAAATGTAGAACTTCAAAAGTATCTTATAAAACAAGACCTTCAAAATAGAGGTCATTCAGAGGCTAAGATACTTAAAAGGTTAAAAGTTTTTGAAGATTCTGAAGTTTTAGAAGACGAAGCTACCGATGCTTTAACTGCTTTAAAACAATTAGAGACTTATAATCAAAGTGAATTAAAGAAAAAAGCTAAGGAAAACAGGGAGCTACAGGAAAATATGAATAAGAAAACTCTAGAGGATATTAAAAATGCTGTAGATACATCTAATGAAATTATTCCTGGAATTGCTTTATCAAAAAAAGCTAAGGATAAATTATATGATTCACTAACTAATATAGTAGATAATTCTCCAGAAGGGCAACCTATGAATGCAGTAATGGCAAAAAGAGCGCAAGACCCTCTAAAGTTTGAATTAACTTTACATTATCTAACAAATCTTGGAGTTTTTGATGGGGACTTTAGTAAAATAACTAATGTTCAAACAAGCTCCGCAGTTAGTAAACTAAAAAAGCAATTAGAAAGTACTAGTTCTGGATTTGCAGGAAAAAATCCTAATATCCCAAGAACTGAGGAAACTGAAAGTTTCTTAAATAGTATGAAACAATTTTCAAATGATATTTAAACGTAAATCAATAAAAAACAAATATAATGTTAGTTAGTAAACTCCAGAAGTACGAGCCTAAAGATTGGACAGGCTTGACTACAGAAAATCATCTAGGAGCGTTGTTCGCACAAGAACCGCAACTAGTGTCTAGCTTAATTGAAAACATTTACAAGGTAAATCTTGGCGATGATTTAATTAGCTTTATGAATCAATTTCCAGTGGAATATCTTGATGATGACAGACCATACGAATGGTTTCTTCAAGGTGCGGATGAAAAAAATATTCCTTGTATTGCAGCTTATGCAGACCTTAATAAAGGCGCACTAGCAGCTACAGCAGAGCCTGGTAAAAACCACACAAGATTTGTACTTGAGTTTCCAGAAAGATACTTTGAAGCTACAGATGTAATTGTAGGCGAAAAACCAGATCTTTATAAATTAAGAATTGTAACAGATCCAGTTGCTAGTGGTACTAATTGGTTATGTCTTGTAGAATTAGTTACAGGAGATGACAATCTTTTTGTTCCATTAACGGATATCGTTGCAGGAACAAGATGGTCTAAAGAATATTCTTTAGTAGAGCAAACTCTTTCTAAAAGAGGTGGATTAACTCACCATACTTCTCCATTCAGAATGCAGAATGTAATGAGTATGATTCGTAAACAATACACGGTTCCAGGAAACATGATCAGAAAAGGAAAAAATAAGCCATTGGCATTTTCTTGGAAAGATCAAAATGGAAAAACTCAGACAGCTTGGATCAAAAAACTTGATTACGATTTTATGGTACAATGCCGTAGAGAAGTAGCTCGTTTAATGATGTTCGGATCTTCAAATAGAAAAAGTGATGGTACTTATGGTAACAGCGGTGATTCTGGATTTGAAATTCGTTCTGGAGCAGGTTTAAGAGAGCAAATTGCTCCTTCTAACCAATTCTATTACAATAACTTCGATTTAGATTATTTAACTGAGACTCTTTTAGGTCTTTCAGTTGGTAAATTACCTGAAGATAAAAGAAGATTTGTATTAGGTACAGGTGAATATGGTATGTTCCAATTCCACAAAGCAGCAGAAGCTAAAGCTTCTAACTTTACTCCAAACTTTACTGACGATAGAATTTATCTTAAAGGTGAAAACTCACTAGGATATAGAGGTCAGTTCTTAGAGTACAAGACTGTTAATGGTATTACAGTAGAACTTATGCATGTACCTCAGTATGATGATCCGATTCGTAACAAGCTTTATCACCCAGATGGTGGTCTTGCAGAATCTAGACGTTATACTATTATGGATTTCGGTACTGCTGATGGAGATGCTAATATCAAAAAAGTAGCTCTTAAAGGTGATACTGAAATGTTTAGATACATTCCTGGTCTTCGTGATCCTTATACTCCATATGACAATTTAACTGCTCCTTCAATGGCTGCAAGTTCTGTTGATGGATATGAAGTTCATAAAGCTTACATTGGTGGTATTATGGTTAAGAACCCAATGAGAATGGCTGAATATATTCCTAATCTTTTAGCATAATATAATATAAAACTGAAAACAGAGTAACTATGGAAAAAATTGTCGGAGATACAAAAGAATCCAAAACAGGAACAAAAAACTACCTTATCAATAAAAAAGTTAAGGTAGTTCCCGTTCCTCGTAATGGAGGTTGGCTTCCTGAAGATCATGATGGAAGATTTATGTACTCAGGATGTTTTCTTGAAACTTGTCTACCAGTAGACTCAAGAAGAAAACAACTAGTACAGGTTTTAACTAGAGATGAGCAAGCATTCTTTGAACAAGAATTATTTCTTAATCCTGGAGATTTATCTATTTATAAAAAAGAAGATAACTTTTGGCATTCTTTTAGAATTAAATTAGATAAAGAAGGTTGCGCTTTAGATTTATCAGATCCAATTGATAATCTAAGATGGCGAGTGTTAGTAGTGGATCCTAGATGCGCCCCAACTTGGGAGCAAAGATACTCTTCTGGAGCTCACATGTTCGCTATTCAAGATGAAGAAATTGAAACTGAAGTTAAAGTTGCAAAAGCAAATAAACGGAAAGATGCTTACAAATTTTTAGGTAAAATCGAAAATAGTAGAGAGAAAATGAGAAATGTATTACGTGTTTATGGGGCTGATCCTGGTAAAAGCGTAAAATCAAAAGTTCTTTATACTAAAATTGATGAGCTTATTGAGGATGATGTTACATTAAATAAACTTTTAGAAGTTATTAATGATACACATTTTGAAATGAAAATATTTCTTGAAGATGCAATTAAATCAGGAGCTATAAGCAAAAAAGAAACTCGATATTATCTTCCAGGTGGAGATAAAATTGGAGGAACTCTTTTAGAAGCTATAGACTGGTTAAAAGATACTGTTAATCAAGATGTATATTTAAAAATTAAAAACCAAGTAGAATTAAGTAACTAATGAAATTCCTTACCGCTGCTGATATGAAACAAGAGTTCTTAATTGGTTATGACCGTATAACTAATTTAGCTGCTCCTGGATATACAGATAATGAAATATCTTTGTTTCTAAACAGGGGTCAGGAATCAATTATTGAGATAAACTATAGAGGTTTAAATAGATTGAGACAGGGTTTCGAAGCTTCTGAAAAAAGAAGACAAGATCTTTCTGAATTAATTAGAGATGCTGTAGATAGTAGTGGTACATTAACCACTGCTATTTCAGCAAATCAATTTGGTAATTTACCGAATGGTACTTTTTTTAATCTGCCTTCAGATTTTTTATACGCTATAACAGAAAGAGCAGAAACTGATATAGTATGTGATGGAGTAAATAAAGTGATTGATATTAAACCAATAACACACGATATGTTTAATATCAACAAAGAGAATCCATGGAAAGAACCTTATGATAAACTTATTTGGAGAATTGACTATAGTAGAATTACTATAGATCCTACAATTCCTCAAAGACATGAGTTAATTTCTGACGGATCATACACAATAACTAAATATTTTTTACGATATTTGAAGAAACCATTAGAAATTAGTATTACAAATGGTGTAAATTGTGAATTAGACCAAAGTCTACATAGAGATATTGTAGGAAAAGCAGTAGAATTTGCTTTAGAAAATATTATGGACCCCAGGTTCCAATCTAAGAAATTAGAAAACTTGGAAATTGACTAATTATTTTTAATAACAAAAACCTAAAGACATGTCATATATGACTACAAATAACGCACAGCACGTTATCATCACTAAAAATGCTGCAAGAACCGCTCCTGTTACTGATCTTGACAGTTTAAAAGTAGGAGATACTATCGTAACTGATGAAGCAGGAGTTGTAATGACTACTGCATCTACACTTCCTGGTACTAATATTAAAATAG